TGTTGTCGTATAGTCCAAACGGGTCATAAATCGTATCTGGGAAAATTAAATTACTCATCGTCCCATCTAAGTCCATACTTCCGTTGTTGCCTACCGTCACCCGCAAAGGGTCTTGTTTGCCGTCGTAGCTGTACCAGTGTTCGCCCGAAATGTACCCATAAAGGCGATTGAAGGGCCAAACATCCCAAACGCTGCTTTCAAACTTCCAACCAATGGCACAAAAACAGGCCCTCATAACCTTTGTAAGGTTAAACCACATGCGCAAATCCTTGAGTGTTGCGCTTCCTTCCTGGTTCCAACCTCCGTAACTCGCCAGGGTAGGCGTTGCCATGATCGTTTCATCGCTCCAAGACGCTGCTATTTCTGCATCACTGTACTCAAATTCCCCTAAATCCACATCTCTAACCCGTAACCTTTGGAGCTTTTCAGCCCAATTTGAGCCGTATATTTCAACTTCATACCCTTCCTCCTTGGTTTCGGTGAGCCTGATTTCGTCAAACTCTAAGATTTCGCCATTGTCCCAAACCCAAACATCAATTGCCCCGGTGTAATCAGCAAAGAAATAGTCATTGCCTGGGCTTCGAGGTAGCGTAAAAGACAAAGCAACCTCCTGGCTCACCTTGTTCTCTGTATCAAGCTCACTACGGCTCTTTGATTTGCGAATGCCGTAATCATCTGGCAAATCAAAATAAAACTCACCATCAGTTAGTAAATGCGTAGGAATGCCAGAAATTTTCTTTGCTTTTATCATTTCGTTGGTGTAGATTTGTGGCGTTGTGAATTATGAGGTATTTGTTTTTATGTTCATGAAGTAGAGTAAACATGTCACTGCGGGGGTTAATAGCCCCTTTTTTTTATTTCAACCACTCACCTAATCCGTTGTCAATCGCGTCAGGAATTGAAGCTCCTGGATTTCCTTGAAGATATTTCATCGCGTATAAAATAACCTCAACATCCAAATCGCCCTCTTCTTTGCCCCAATCAATGCCATTTCTCACAGCATTGTAGGCTTCGGTTTCAATTCTCGCGTGTTCTTTCTCTTCGTCTGTCAAAGACTCTTCAAAGTTTTCCATTTGATATTTTATTTTATCGGTGCCACTTCGTACCAGATGCACTTTTAAACACGCCTTCAAATCGCTTATCCCCTCCCCTGTTCATGTTCACAAAGTTTCCTCTGGTCATTTGTAAGCGCTCCAATTTCGATACCGTTCCCGACGTGGTTTCCACCTGCTTGATTCTGTAAATTTGCGGGCTTCGTTGAAGCTGCTCAAACATGCCCCGGTTCAATTCGTTGATGGGTTCGGAGATATAGACTAGCTCGTTTTGTGCATCGGTGATGGTGTCCACCTTGACAACGTCCTGTATCTGATCTTCGTAGTCACGGCCCCCAGGCTCAAATATTCGGGTTGCTGCCGCCACGCCCTGATTGAGTGCTCTCAATTCTCCAAATCTGATGCTATCAAAGCTCCCAAGATCGCCCAAATAGATAATCACTTCTTTACAGTCGCAATCTTGATGTGAGAATGTTCTAACCAACTTTTCAGAATACGCGGTTTTCACGTCACCATCTGTATAGGCGAATACCTGAATATCTACGCTATCCGCTGTATCGAGTAGGCCCGTATACGATCCGTTAAGGGTGCCAATGGGCACAAAAAAGAAACGGTGTGCATCGGTATCGGGTGAAGCTGCAATAGTTTCGGTAGTTTCTCCGATGTGGATTGTGAACTCAATTAGGAAAGGATTAGCCGTGCGCCATGCGCCATCATTGACCAAGTAAATACCGGCCAACTCAAAGAAGTCATTATACAGATACCGCCTCAAAGGGTTGCCCGTCACCCATTTTACAAGCGGATCGCCTGGGCCGTCGTCGCTGGGGTCGCTAGTGTATGGTGCAAATCCCAATTGATCGACGGGCTGAAAGATGGAGTTTACCAAAGTAAACAAATCGCCCTGTACAACCCCTTCCACGTCTTGTTGGCAAATGCTGTTTTGGTTGATCAGCGCCGCTTTAAAAAGAATGTCCATGTAAAATTTATCCTCAGCCCAAAATAGCAGATCGGTTTTGGGTTCGTAGGTATTGAATAGGAATGCGGGATCGAATTTGATGGAGCAAACCCCATTTACCCCGCTGGGATCAATTGCCGCACTTTTACGGCCCACAATGCGCGTTGAATCTGCGTACAAATCCCAAATCACAAACTTACTTTTTCTGCTTTCGGTGGTGCCGTTGGTGCTGGAAACTGACGGCGGGTTGGTGAGTGCGTTAAATACAAAGGTGAACGGAGACAATGCCCCAGGATTTGACCTGGTTGCGGTCACTACGCCCCCGGCATGAGTTATAACCCAGTCTAAAAAATCGGGGTTTATCGAAAGCATTCCTGCAAAATTGGCGGCGGTGTCTTCTTTGGCAGCTTCGTGGTGGTAGGTGAGCGCCGTAAAAGGAAACGCTGAATCGGTGGTAAAGAGCGAATCCACTACAATCACCTCAATTGCATCGGCTTCGGCCCCGTCAACAAAGGTGAGCGTGAACGTTGCAAAAGCGTCCGCGCTGTTCAGGAAATCCGTAGTGCCTAACAACCATTCCAGGTACTTGCTCTTTGGCTGTGGCACTGTGTCGGCTGGTTGCTGTGTTATGGTGAAACTCATATCTTGCTTTTTTGTTCTGCCTGTGCAATCCTTTCATTTTCCCGGTTGGCTACCACTAGCCCGGCCTCAACCCCTCGTTTGGCTCCTATCCCAACGGCGGCGGCCATGTTCTGGATCGAGTTGGCATCTATTGTAACGATGCTGATACCCCCCGACACACCCACATTCATTTTGGAGAAATTAGGCTCAAGTAATCCCCCTTGCTCAAACTTTACCCCATAGCCCCGATCCGCATTAATGGCAGATAATACAACCCGCTTGCCTGGGAAGTTTACCGCGCTTAGTTGTTTCAAAATAGGGTAGTAGCGCCCGGTATTGTGCTTGTTGACTATGGCGGTGCCTCCCTGGCCATCATCGCCTATCCATTCCCCGCCTTCGGCCTCAATTGTGGTGTTGCCTACTTGTACGGGTGTTCCCCCGTGTGCGTGGCTTGGGCCTTTTATGATCATGCCTTTAGCGGCTTTTTGCGAGCTAATTTGGGCGATTTGGCTTGTAGTTGTGAAGGTTAGAAATGCAATTTGGGCAGCCTTGTACAAAGCACCCAATGGGTCAGGAATAATTGATGGAGTAGCTAAGATATTGACAACACCAGATGCCAGAGAAGATAAAGCAGAAGCAATCCTGAAACGCTTTTGCTGTTCAAACTCTTTCTTTCTGATGCGCTCCTGCTCTGCTGCAAGCTCCTTTTCAAGCTTTTCTTTCTTTTTGGTGTTATCCCCTGCTAACTCAATTTCTTTGGCGTAACGCTCTTCTATGGCGTTTAATTCGGATTCATTTCTAGCACTGGCAAGACCCGATATTGCGGCCCCGGCCTCAGTGAGTGTGTCAAAGAACCGACCGGATGTAAAGAAGTTGCCGAACTCTTCAAGTAAAGCATCCAAACTTACCTCAAAATCTGTTCTGATTCGGTCGGTCGCGTCCTTGGTGAACTTAGTTGAAGCGTCGTTGATCTCAAGCCCAAGCCCTGCAAGGCGATCAATTAAACTTTTACCAACTACCCTTAACCCCTTTTCGGCCTGTTGAACCTGCTTTATTACCCCGTCCTCAGTTACGGTTTGGGTGCGTTGAAACGTCTTTTCTGAAACGTCCTGAACTTCTTTAACTGCTTCTACAAATCCGGTCAGGTTGTCAAGTAGCGCCTTTTGTTCTTTTTCGGCTTTGCCTAATTGGTTCTTTGCGGAAAACAGACGCTCAAATAATGCGGGTTGGTCTTTGGGGCTTGCTTGATCAATCTCTTTTTCGAGCCTTGAAACTTCACTACGTAGGAATGACAATGAATCTTTGGCGAAACTCTCAACTATTTTTTTGGCCTTGCCTGCACTGGATGCCAATTTATCCAAACCCTTTGCTGCTTGTTCTGTACCTGCTCCGAATTGAAGCACATCACCTTTGCCTTTGTTGGCTAGGTCGGTAAATACCTTTAGGCTTTCTGCTGATGCTTTGGTTTTCTTTTCGGTTCGATCAAGTGGGCCAAGGATGACATTGTAAAAGTCATTGACCTTATTTCCAAGAAAGGTAAAGCCCTTAATCAGTCCGTTGACGGTGGCAACTAAAAATTCAAACGGTTTTTGTGCGAGCTTTCCGGCTTTATTGAGCAAGTCAAAAGCAGCGGTTAGACCGTCTGACTCTTTACTTGCCCCCGTCAAACCCTTTGCAAGATCACCAATTGATTCACCAAGCGGTGCAATTGTTGCGCCTAATTCCTGAATGCCAGTTCCCGCATCTCTTGCGCCTTGGATCAAAGCCAAAAAGAAATCCTGAACATCGGAGGACACAAAAAATTCTCGGATGTCGTTGATCAAACGTTCATAAGCCCCGGCAAGGTTTTCATTTTTAGCGGCGGCTTCTGACAACAAAGAATCTTGACTTTCAAGGGCTTTGTTTGCAACTCCGATATTTTCAGATAGCCTTTCGTTGGCTTGGCCAAGCTTTAAGAAGGTTTCAAGCTCACCCGCCCCGGTAAGCCCAACGGCTTTTAGCTTGCTTGATAAATCAACATTGTCTTTGGATAGCGTTACGGCCCGGCTCGATGCCAATTGCAAAGCTTTGACTAGATCAGTGTTTACTAAGTCAGTGAATGACTTAGCCTCAATCCCTGCATCCTTCAATACCTTAGGAGTGATCCCAAATTCTTTAGCAAATTTCTTTGAGTCTTGAGTAAGCGCCTGAAAGATACGCCCCGTTGCGGTGCCGCCCCTTTCCGCTGTAACGCCCAATTCTTCAAGGCTTGCGGATATACCCAGGATTTCACCCGCTGTAAGCCCAAGAGGCACGCCTAACGCAGCTATTCGGCTTGCAAAATCGGTGATCCCGTTGGCTGACGCTGCACCATTTGCGGCCAAAACATTCAAGCCGTTGCCAAGCGAAAGCAAATTTTCTGCCAGTAATTCGCCGTCAGTTGTGGCCCCAAATAATACGTTTGAAAGCTTGCCTACTTGATCCGTTACAACTTCTACATTCCCCCCAAAATCATCCCCCAAGGCCACGTTGAGCACGTCAATTGCCTTAGTGAACTCAAACACGCCCTTTTCACCCTCAACACCCAAACGACCCGCAACGGTGGAGATATTCAGCAACTCTTCCAAGGTTGTGCGAGTGTCCAGCTTCTTTAATTCCTCAGTAAGCGAGGTAACTTGGTCGAAGCTTAGGCCCGTTGTTTTAACTACGTTAGCCTGAATGTCTGCAATGGCTTTGTTTAACTCAAAGAGTTCTTGTAGCCCCTGTTTTGCCAAAGCAGCCACGGCAACAATGCCCCCGGTAACCAAGCCCCCGGTTAAAGCGTCTCCAAGTTTGTTGAATGAGTTTGAGTAGTTGCCAACATTTCTTTGGAAGTTGCCAAGGTTAGCATCAATGCTTTTTAATTCACGGTCAAGTTCTTTGATTCGCGTAATCGTTCGCGCCCCAAATGCCCCTTGCCTTTCCTCTGCTGTCAGGTCTTTGTAGGAGTTACGAAGCCGTACCAATTCCGCATTCAATGCCCGGTATGAGTTCTTGCCCTGATCCGCATTTTGCTTAAATTGGTTGATGGCGTTGCGCTCTTCCTGCCTCTGCTCTTGCTGGATCGTCTTGAGTGCTGCGATCTGGTTTCCAAGCCGCTTGTATTCGTCGGTGTTGAACTTCTCAGCCTGACGGGCTTTGGTAGTGTCCCGTATGGCTCTGGCCAAATCCTCTTGACTATTTACCGCCGTTTTAACGCCTTTGATCTCGACTTCGTAAACCAGAACCTTTGTCATGCTGCTATTTTTCGTGCTTCTTCAATGGCTTCCCGGTAGATTTCGTCAAAGTTTTCTACCAAAAGCTCAAAGACTTTAAACTGCTCTTCGATGATCCTTTCTGCATTCATCTCAAGCCCAAACTTTATCCACTCAGTACGCCTCCCATTATTGGAAAAGGCAAACGATCCAGGCAGGGGGAACCCAAGTACAGCGGCTTTATTGAGCGTCAAAAATGTGAACCGCTTTAGGTTCGACTCAGAAAGCCCAGGTTTTACAATCCTGGCCCACTGCAATAACCTTGCCTCAGCCGCCGCGCTTGTGTCTACCTTACTTGCTGGTATTCCCGTGTCCAAATCTAAAAGGTAATCGTTGCCCTCTATGCCAATGCGCAAAGTATCTCCGACACTTTCGACAGCTTTTGCCTTTAGCGAGGCGATGCCCCGGCCTGTTGCAACGTGGCCTTGTTCGCTCAATTCGTCCTTGCCTTTTTCAACTAGGCTTTCCACGGCGTTGAGGGCAATGCCTACCAACTCCTGATAAGTGACTATCCGCATGACTCGCAGTTTGTGACGGGAACAACTGAGCTTGTGGGGTCGCTGTACTTCATTCGGGTTTCGATGGTTTCGCACACTTGGATAGTAAACTCCACTGCGTAACCCCTCGCGCCGCCAATAGCCCCGTCACTGTATTTGGTGAACTTCCATTGTTGAGGAGCAATGATGAAGTTTTCAAGCCATTCCCCAGGCTCAAATTCATACGTGAATTGCCCAGACTCATTGGCAATCTTCCATGCTGATTCCCCAGGCGTTTGCCAGTACTCGCCTTGAGTGTAAGCAAAAACTGAATGATCCATCAATTGCCGAATGAACGAGCGCAAAAGGTAAAGCGTGTTTTCAAAGGTGCTTTCGGTTCCAAGTACTTCGGGTGGGCAATTCTCGCAGGTGTTTCGATCAAAAGCCACTACCAGCAAATCCAAGTAAATGCGGTCGCTCCTGATAGAGTTGGTATAGGCACCTGTTTCCTGTATCACAATCCCAGGGTATTCAAAGAACATCTTGGAAGGATCGCTGCCAGACGCATCCCAGTTACGGGAAAAGAAACGCCCGGCTTTGTAATCGCCATACGTGGCCCCCAATGACGGGTGCATGACGCTTGGTTGCATGTCGTCTACAAAAGCAGCAAAGGAGTTGACCCGGTGAGGCACCCCCTTTTTGTTTTGTTCCCGTGATGCCATTTGAGCTACAATCTTGCGGCAAATGGCTATAAAATCAGCCTTGGTTAGTACTTTCACACCCGTGAATTTTTAAGTGAAGTAAGAAAAACAAAATCTTCAAAGTCGCTTTTCCAAAGTGATTCCATGCCTCCGATGTACCATTGTTCCCGTAGTGCTGCATCAAGTAGCAACCGCCACCCCATCAGCTCAAACGCTTCCCGCGCCGCCGCTTCACGATCCCTGGTTTCTTTCGACTTAGTTCCTGAACCTTGATAGGGCGAACCGTTCCAGAAGAATTGGTAATCTGGTTTTGCAGCCAAAGCAAGTACGAATTGATCAAAAAAAAACGAAGGGTTAAGACTTCGGCGGCGGTTACGGTTCTGAAAGTTTGCATCCTGTCGTTTAGGAATGATTCCAACTCTTTACGGTTCCAGGGTAGCGCCTCCCCTTTCTTGCGTACAAGTATTGCCAGTTCTCGCAGCCCCAAAGTGAAGTCCATGCTACCAAGGGCAAACTTTTTTTCTTCCAGGTTCTTCTCTGCAATGCGCCTGAACTCAAGCACCTCTATTGCTTCGCCTGTGCTTACCCCTTCCAGTGTCAAAAACTTAGCCGCTTTGAGTTGATCTAATTGGTATTCTTCGCCACCGACAACCAACTTAAAAACTTTGTCCTTGAGCGTTTCAGGCTTGAAGGTGTTGATAACTGTGTTCAGGTGTGCGTATAGGCGCATAACAGATAGATCGTCGCCTAGCGTGACAGTAAAGCTGTTCAAAAACAATTCTTCAAGCGGTTCATCAAGTGAAAACGGTAAATCCCAAATCCAATCCCCGTACACGTAAGCCAATGCCCTGGTGATTGATAGTATTGCGGCCTGGCTGTCTTCGGTTTCTTGCGCGGTAAAGTATTCTTGCTCCTGGTCTTTGAAGTCACAAAACGCCTCCCACGGTATTTCATGCGCGGTAAGCGGTAGGTTGATTGTGGCCCCGGTGGATAGTTGTGCAATCATTCCTTGTCTGCTTTTGGACTATCCTTCAATCTTTTCATGACTTCAATAAAAATAGTATCAGCCTCATCCCATCCCAAAGGTAGTTTTAAGCCAAAGTCCCTTCCGTCTCTTTTGCGGAGATCGTATATTATTTTACTCGCCATGATAATCAATCTTTCATTGGAAAGATTTTCAACTCTTTTTTCTTTCTTTTTCATTATCCGCAAGATTCACATTCGCCTGACGTTTCCCGCCCGGCTTTGGCTGAATAATCGGGTTCTTTTTTGTACTCGCTTGGCTGCTTGGCTTGCTTTGCGGGTATCTCTTTGGGTTGATGGTTTAGTCCTTCCTGGTTCAAAAAGAAGTCCACCACACGCGGTTTGTCGGCTATGTAGAACTCACCCAATGAAAGCATCATTGAACGCCAGAATTGCGCCCTAAACCCTGCTTCTTTGGCATCTTCGTAGGCTCCCAAGAGTGCGTTAAAAATCGCCTCTGCTTCGGGGTGTACCCACTCGCTTTGTTGGCTTTCGCCTGTTTGCTCAATTTCGGTTTTGACTTTTGCCATTATGTTTGATTTATCCTTTACCTGTTTTCATTTCGCCCGGTCTTGGAACATGCTTCACGATCCAGGTGAACCCATACCGCCC